TGTATAAGAATGCATTTGAACAGATAGAAACCAGTCGAGAAGTTTTTGTTTCTGATGTTATCTCGCGCTGCATCAATAATAAGATGGTCTTCACCGAAAAGATGGTGACAAACTATGTTGATGTTGGCACCGCACAAGACTGGTTCGAACACAATAACAAACCAGTTATCTTCTGTGATATTGATGGTACTATCATTAAGGCGCAGTCCAGACTGGATCTGGAATCTGGTGTACCAGAAGTGCCATTGAAAAACAATCTGGAACGTCTACTTAAAATGCAAGAATCTGGTTCTCAATTCATTTTCACTTCTGCAAGAGAGAACAAGTATACACCACAAACCAGAGAAATGTTGTACAGACTTGGTTTCAAGAGTTTCAATTTGATTTGTGGATTACAGAATTCATCTAGAATATTGATCAACGATTTCAACGAATCTAATCCTTATCCTAGAGCAGAAGCAATTAACCTTTACAGAGACTCTGATAATTTAAGCCACTATCTATGATACCTAATACACCTTTATTCATCATAACTTCATCATTAAAGCCTGCAATGGGTGTTTTTAATGATGATGATAGATTTGCACAAACCGTTTCAACACTCAAGTCTGTGCGAGAAAAAGTGCCTGAAGCCATCATTTTATTTGCGGATGTTTCGGTTAGACCAGTCTCTAAATTGGAAAAAGAAACTTTAGCTGGCCTCTCTAACTACTATCTGGATTTAAGTGAAGAATCAAACACCAGATATTGTGCAGTTAATGGTTTAAAAAGTCATGGAGAAAACTGTTTGTTGTTTGCGACACTTTCGACAATCAAAACAAATCCAGATTTAAATAAGATGTTGTCTTCAGTTAATCGTATATTTAAATTCTCTGCAAGATCACAACTTGATGATTCTTTTAGTATTAAAGATTATGACAATACTTTTGGTAAGTTTGTTTTCAAGAAAAGAATACCAACCTGGACTGGTAATGTTAAGTTTGGTGCAGACCACCTATTAATTACTAGACTGTGGTCTATGTGTCCATCTTTGGTGGATACTTATTTATCAGTAATACAAGAAAATTTAAAATTATTATCTAATGGGCTTGCGGATACTGAACATGCACACTTTGTAAATATACCAAAAGAATATTTGGTCGAATATGAGAAAATAAATTGTTGGGGTTGGCTCGCAGGAAACGGGCAAATCGAACATTATTGAACTCTATATATCGAATCCAATATTTGACAAATTTGTTGGTGTGTGGTATAATCCATTATAAATAAGTCCACGGGCAACCAAAGTGTGTTGCATTCAAAGGCGTATTAATGAAATCTTTCAAGTCATATATCAGAGAACAGGTGGAGCCTGAAGAAGAAGGTGCTAGCCGTCAGATTAAACATTTGACGCACGTTGAAGATCGCCCATTACAGAATGGTGAAAAGGGTGCAAAGCGCGCACTGAAATCTCTAATGGCTGCAGCTGAACACACTAAACAAGGTAAAAAGACTTCCGAACTAACAACAAAATATGACGGTTCTCCAGCCATAGTTTATGGTCACCATCCAGAAAACGGTAAGTTTTTTGTTGCATCAAAGTCTGCATTCAATAAGACACCTAAGATCAACTACACACCCGCAGACATTATGAAGAACCACGGTCATGCACCTGGTCTTGTTGGAAAACTAAAAGAAGCACTAAAACACTTACCTAAAGTTGCACCAAAAGAAGGTGTTTACCAAGGTGATATGATGTTTACGGCTGAAGACAAGAAGAAGTCAAAATCTGGAGGAACTTCTTTCAATCCCAATCCTTCTGGTTTAACATACACCGCACATGGTGATCATAAGAAAGCTGTTGATAAAGCAAAAATTGGTCTTGTCACACACTTATCTTATCACGGCGAAAATGCAAAAAGTCTAAACGCTTCTCACGAAGTTAATCACGAAAAGTTCGCAAAACATTCAGATGTATTTTCTGTTGATCCAAGAGTGGATGCCGGAAAAGTTCATTTTGGTCCAAAAGAACAAAAAGAATTTCAGAAACACATCAATGCTGCACAGGCAATACACGATACCCATGGTGATGACATGTATGCGGGTACAAAAGCTCACCACGGAGTTGGTGGGCACCTAGAAACCTATATGAACCACACAGTTCGAACTGGTGAAGAACCTAATCACCAAAACTTTAAAAACTGGTTAGAAACCAGCAAAAATAAAGCTATTGATAAGTTGAAGACTGAAAAGAATAAAGTTGCAAAACAAAACGAACTTAAAGATGAACTTGGCAAGATAGAAAGAAACAAAAAACATTATAATAACCTGTTTAAAATGCATGGGCATCTACAGACAGCAAAGAATGCACTGATTGGTGTTTTAAATCAACATCAAGAATTCGAACATGAACATGGTGGAGAAAGTGCCAATCCAGAAGGTTATGTTTTCCATCACGATAATGACAGTGATAAATTTGTAAATAGAGCCGAGTTCTCTCGTAGAAACTTTGCTGGAATGAGGAACTTCTAATATGAAAACATTTAAAGGTTTCTTAATAACGGAAGGCCGAGGAAAAATGACGGCTTCTGGTACAGCAGGTGAAGATCACCTTAAAAAATATATACAACCTCATATAGGTTCACAAGAATTTACGCATACGTTAGCTGCCGACCATGAAGATTTGCCTGCCGGTTCAAAAATAAAAATAAAAGGTGCATTTAAAAATCTTGATGGTAAGATACACGTTAATGCAGAAGATCATGTTGGTGACAAACACATCATACCAATTTCAAAATTGTACAAACCAGGTGAGGCAAAACCCAATAAGGGACATGATTATGAAAATAAATTCGTTGAGCGTTTAAAACACCATGGTGTCATGCCCCCACACCTGTCTGGAGCAGGATCTACCGCAGGTACAGATTTTGCTTTAGAAAACAGAAAAACTGGAAAATTTCATCCAGGAACAGTAAATGGTAATCTGTTAAACGGCGAAACAAAAGATGGCGTTTCTGCTGCAATGGGTCAATTAACTATTCACCACACAGCTGAAAAGGGTTGGCACATCGGTGCCGATGCAAGAAAGAAAAGACCACTTTACGCAAAACAAATTGAAAAGTCTGGCATATTGGATCACATGAATCAAAATTTTCCAAATCCAAATAAAGTCAAAACAACAGAATCTGGTCGAGCTAAAACAATAGAGATTAAACATTCAAATTTGGATCCTGCACACGCCTATTTACAAGATCACCATGTACATGTCCTACAAGTCGGTGGTTTTGGTACTTACAGTGTAGGCAAAAAAGATCAAACTGGCCATGGTCTACCAAAAATTTCAGGTAAAGGTGTTTGGAGAATTAGAGAGAAACAAAAAGGTAACAAATCAGCAAGAACAGTTGCTTTTCATCCAGACGGAAAAGGTGGATTAAAAAAGAGTCATGTTGATTTGGATAATGATGAACATTTGTTTAATTTTAAAAAGAGTTTAGGGTTTAAAGAATAATGAAATCTTTCTTAGAAAAACTAGAAGACGATTCTAAGACCAAGAGTCCTGTTGTCATGGCTTTTGGTCGTATGAATCCTCCCACCATTGGCCACGAAAAACTGGTTAATCGTGTGAAAGATATTGCAAAAGATTATAATGCACCACATCATGTGATCATTTCACATTCTGTCGATTCAAAGAAAAATCCTTTGGATGTTGCAACAAAAGTAAAACACGCGAAAAGATTCTTTCCTAACACAAACATTGAATCGTCTAGTAAAGAACTTCCTTCATTTTTGCATCACGCACAAAGATTGAATCAAATGGGTCACGACCACTTGGTCATGGTTGCCGGTTCAGACAGAATACCTGAATATGAAAGCAAGTTAAAACAATTCAATGGTACAGCCAAAGGATCTCTTTTCAACTTTAAGAAAATTGAAGTCAAGTCTGCTGGTCAAAGAGATCCCGATTCTGAAGGTGCGGAAGGTATGTCTGCATCAAAAATGAGAGATCATGCTATCAACAATCGTTTCAATGATTACATCGATAGTGATGGCAAAAAGAAACCTGGTTTCAAAAGTGGTATTCCTTCTCATGTACCAGAAAAACACGCAAAAGAGTTATTCCGTGATGTTCGTAAAGGCTTAGGTTTGAATGAAGATAACAATCGTGGTCTGTTCAAGGCCATCTTTGTTACTGGTGGTCCAGGTTCAGGTAAAGATATCATCATTCGCGAAGCAATTGCCGAAAGTAAAACTGTTGAACTCAATTCAATTCAAGCTTTTGATATTTTAATGGATAAACAGAAGTTGTCTGAGAAAACTGGTGATCAACGCAGAGAAGCTATCCGCAATCGTGGACCACTGATTATCAATGGTCCTGCTGATGATCACAGAAGAATGATTACGATTAAAGAAGAACTAGAAGAATTGGGTTATGAAACTTCTATGGTGTTTGTTGACACCACAAACGAAGCCAGCAAAGAGAGAAATGAAAAACTGGCAAAAATGATTGCCGAATCTGT